AATGTTGATGTAACACCACCTAAGTGCATTCCACTACCCGTAGTATCACCACCGATAAATAAATTACTCTCTAATACATTATCCTCACCTGTAATCGTCATATTTGTACCAGTGAATTGCACACCTGATTTATAAGCTATTGTATCTGATAGATTATTATTTACATCATAAAACTCTGCCATAAACTCAAAAGTATCAGGTCTTTTGTGACTGAGTTCTGCTGGCATTTCTTGTTTGAACTGAAATAACGATGGATTAAATCCTGTATCAGCAGCAGGTCCTATAGCTATATCACCAATGTTCCAAACTCCTTGCAGTACTCTTACTTGCAATACTCCATCACCTGTCACATCGGGTGTAAAAGTTTGAGTTACAGTTTGAAAATCTTTTACTGCATCATCTTCAGGCTTTATAGTTAAAGTTCCTAATCTTTTACCATACTTAGATGATTCTACAATTTCTTTATCAGCATACTCATCATAAAATAAATCATCCAATCTATTCATTGACGAACCTGATATATAAAAAGCTAATGTGGCATAATTACTGCCACTTCTATTTCCAATTACATCTATTGATAAGTTGTAATCCACTCCTTTTATAAGTTCAAATTTATATTCATCTCTTAGTTGAAACTTTAGATGATCTGTTGGTTGAAGCAAACTTCCTGAGAGCTGTACAGAATCTAACATTACATCATTATTGTAAGATGCATTATCCGATGGTGTAGATACAACAGATTCACCATTTGTACTACCTGAAACAGTCCAAAAGTTGTCAATATCACTTTGCTCAATAAAGTAACCTGTACGATCTCCTTGTCCTACAGAAGCATCATCTACCAACAATTCCTTTCCTTCTAATGGAACTTCTGCTAAAAGTTTGTAATCATCAAATCCACCTTCGCTCTTAACATAAACTTTTACTTTGTAAACATCACCTGAAAAAGTTCTCATATCAGCTAATGTAACATTTGCATAAGAAACTAAATTAGCTGCAGCGTATGATGCAGTTGGCATAGCTTCGTAATGTATTTGTCCTCTGGCAAATATCGGAAGTATTATATCTTCACCATTCACATTTTTATTTGTAAAGGGTTTATCTACTGCAATTATCCTATCACTAACTAAATCTACGATAGAAGCAGTATACATAGATGCTGAAGTATTTACTATTCCCTGCTCTTTTTCAGTATCGAATGTTGGTGTTTCTAATAAACCAGCTTCTGTTAGTGCTGCTTGTGGATAAAAAGATGAACTTCCAAAAGTATTACCTAATGATGATGTGTGAAAATGAACCTCACCACCGACAAAGCCTGTATTAAATCTAAATGATTCTTCTCCATTAAATGAGCCTGGTCTTATTCTATATGGAAATGTTGGTGGAGAATTTGTTTTGCTTAATAAACCAGACCTTTTGAATATACTGTTTTTTCTTTTTCCTTTTCTATTTTTTCTTTTTCTACTTTCTATGTAAGCTTCTAAGCTTCTTTGTTTAGCAGGAGAAGCAGGTGAACCTTCTGATAATAATCCTTGTGACGGATTTAAATTTACACCATATGGTTTAAATAGTAAATTTTCATCTGTTGGAACAGCTTCTAATTCAAAAAGAGATGAAGTAATAGAGCCTGTAATCTCACTTCTAACCATTGTACCAACTCTAGTTTCAGTTACATTTATTATTGGCTGTCCAAAAAATTTAATTGGTTGTGTGTTAACTGCAGTTGGATTTATGACTATTTGTTTGGTTAGTCTTACATTGTAAGCACCTTGAAATCTTTGAGGAACTTGTTCAGCGCCAGAAAATATAGTGTTTCCATCAGGTATAGCAATTAGTTCACCTACTATTACCAAAGTTGCTATACCTGGTGCAGTATCATCATACACCTCTACCGATACCCTTCTAGCCCTACCTTCTAAATAATCAGCTATTGGTTCAGTATAAATACTAGCACCTTCTGAATCTATAAAATCTATTTGAAGTTCGGTGTCTTGTTTCATATAAGGTGAAGTTTCTATAAGAAAGGAACTTCTACCTTGCGGTAAACTGTCGGGTATGTCTGATAATATTATGTGCCTCGACTTATCAACTTCATCGATAAGAACATCGATTTCATCTAAATCAAGAAGCTCATTAAAGCGTTTTACTACGGACATATTTTTCTCAAAGTTAGTTACTTATAAATATCAAAAATGAAAAAATTAGTATTTATTATATATACAATGTATGGAGATTATCGGTATGAAAAAGAAATATTCATTTACTATAGAAGAGAGCTTAGTAGACTGGTTTAGAACATATGTTAGGGAAGAAAGTACTACAATGTCTGCAGTACTTAACCAACATATACTAAAGCTTAAAAGGTCTACAGAAAAACCAAATAATATTCTGTATTCTAATCAAAAGAAACATTAGAAAAATTATTCTCTTTCTTTATTTCCAAAAGGGTATCTACAGCATCACGCATTGAATCAATATGAGATACAATCAATGTGAACTGAAATTGTGATTTAAGATATTGAAATAAATTGTAAACAGAGTTAAGGTTATCCGAATCCATAGTTCCCCAACCCTCATCAATAGCTAAGAAGTTTGCAGCTGGTAAGTTACTTACATTTACTAATCCTACCCGTATAGCTAGAGAGGAGATAAATCTCTCCATACCGCTACTTAATTCAAGAGGCCATACATTATCATCATCGTATACTATGTAACAATTAATATTCTTACCATCCATTTCTAATATCAAAGAGAAATCTACTATCTGAGCTAATATATCATTTACGGCACCCTCAACAGTTGGAAGTGCTTTAGATATTAATTCATAAGGAATTCCATCTCTTTTTACAGCATCCATATAGTATTGATAAGCAGCATACTTATCTTCTAAATCCTCAACCTTCTTTATGTTTTCCATAATGGTTTTTCTTTGAGTTTCCAATACTTTTATTTCACCATTTACTGCTTGAAGTTTTTTATCTCTTTCTTCTATAAACTCTTCTATTACATCAGATTGTTGCTGTGCATCTTCAATTTCGTTAATTAACTTTCTGTTAAATATGATATCCATTTCCTGTTCGTGATACAGATTAATCTTATCTTCTATGATTGCTAATTGACTGATCAGATTCTTTCTTTTTTCAGTAGTAAGTTTCTTCTCACTATCTAACTTACTGATATTGGTTGTTAGCAAACTCAAGCTATTTATAGACTCATCCATCTGTTCTTTATGTGCAGTTATATGAGATAATCCATTTATGATGTCATCTAAATTATCAGATTGTTTTACGAAAGTATCTGCTAACATCTTATCATCATTCAGTTTCTTTTTTGTCTCCATAGCATCTAATGTAAACGGATTTGCCATGCAGTAAGAACAATTAGGATCGTATTCTAAATTACCAAGCTTTTCAATCTTATCTAACTTATTCTTTACTTCTATTTTTAGCTTGTCAATCTCAATCTGATTATTACTCTTATCTAATTTATACTGTTCTAACTGTGCGAACTTCTTATCAATCTCATTTTCTCTGTAGATTTTTATTTTTTCATTTAGTTCAGTTTCTTCTACAGTATATTGCTCTGATAATGTTGCGATTTCACCAACTCTTTCATCTACTTTATTCAGAGAATTTGTTAAATTGATTTTTCTTTCCTGTAACTCATCTAAACTATCAGCAGTTTCATCTACTTTCCTAAGTTGTTTAGTAAGTTCAATGATTTGTTTATCATACTTTTTCTTATCGGAAACTAATTTCTTCTTTCCAATAGTTAATTCTTTAGAATCTTTTCTCAATTCAACTAAATCTTTTTTGATATCAGCCAATTCTTTATCGTAATTATTTTTCTGAAATGATTTAAGAAGTGATTGAACATCGTGAATCTCATCAGCAGCTAATGTGTATAATTGATCGAACACACCAATTCCCATAAATTGTGCTAATAAATCTTTACGCTCTTTTTGTGTCTTATCAATAAAAACAGTTGAGTTAGATTGTAAAGATAAAACTGTCATAATGAAATCATCATAAGTTCCAATAACCTTACGGATGTTTACATCTGTTGTTCTTCTCTGATCCCCATTTAGCGATACCTTTTCACCCGCATCATCAAATGTATAGAAATCTACATTTACCTTTACATGTCCGTTTCTTTGCTTCTTACCTCTTCTCTCTATGAAGTATTCCATACCTTCAACCTCTAATGTAGCCTTACAATAGAAATCGTTCTTTTTATTGTTAAGAACATTTAATGCTTTGAAGGCTCGAGAAGAAGTATCAAATAAGCAGAATGAGAGGGCATCTAATAATGAAGATTTACCGCTTGCGTTTGGTGCAAACATTCCGATTATACCATTTAGCTTTGTGAAGTCAACCACATTGTTTTCTCCATAACTAAACATATTATCAAATTCAAACTTTTTAACCTGCCAGGTTACTCCCCTATTTACATTCTCCTCAGGTAACAAAGCATTTAGTTCTTCATTGATTTTCTTAATATCGACAAGCGTATCTTCATCAACATAGTGATTTGTTTTGAGATATTCCTCAATCAGACCATATTGATATCCAGCATCTCTTATATCTCCAACTGTGATTCTCTGACCACGCACTTTTTCCATTGCTGTAAATGAGTCTGTTTTTGTAACCGATACTTCTTTTATTCCATACTTACTATGGATAAGAGTCATAGCTTTCTTTAACTGTGATGGTGTAGTTTCAGAAACCCTAACTCTTAATCGAGCCTTCTTTGGCATATCAGGGCATTCGGGAACTTGCCCATCTTTTATGTCTAATGTATAGTAGCCGTAGTCATTTGGTATCTCTATATACTTTGACTTTCTCTTTGGAACATCCCACAATAAATAACCGTGGCTCAAACCTTCTCCGTGATTTTGTTGAACCAGAGAACCGCAATAAGATATGGTTTCTTTTTTATTGAGATGCTGTCTTTTGTGGATGTCGCCTAGCAATCCCATATCATAACCTTTGAACTTAGAGATTTTAACATCAGATGGTAAGAAAAATCCCAAGTCAGTTTCCGACTTATCAACTGTTCCGTGAAAGAGAACTATCTTTGTATCACCTTCAAAGTCCTTAGCCTCAATGTAATCATCTTCTTTTTCCCATACATCCCATACAACAAACTTTACATCAGCACATTTGTATACACCGCTATGTTTCAAATAGTGTATATCAGAGTGTTGTAGGTTGTTTACGATAGGAGAGAGTACATCCATTCGAGAGAGATTATTTAAATTGCAATCGTGATTACCTGCGATAATAATCAACGGACATATATCTGCCAGATTCTTAAATAATCGTGAGAGCTGATCGACTAATTCAGGCGACATTTCAGTTTTAGAGTGTGCTATATCACCACCAATATAGACTACGGCATTATCTTTATGTTTTTTTACTTCTTCATAAGTACGTTCAAATACTTCTTCATATTCTATGTGTCGCTTTAGATTACGGATTTGGATATCCGAAATATGATGTATGTATTTTAACTTACGAAAAGGTACTTTAACAACATTTTCTTTAATCAAGTATTATCCTTTAAGAATTTTTTAACTTTATCAATTTTACTGTTAGGCACTATGACATCCCAAGCTGTTTCTTTAGACAATCTGCCACTTTCATAGTATATAGTAGAACTGTCCAAACCAAAAGCATCATACAGTTTTTTAAGAATATCATTATCCCTGATGTGAACTTTCCATTCATCATCATTAAATTTCCATATATCTTTTTGTTTTGCCATTTAACTTCATCCTAATTAAATCTGAAAAGGAAGTTTTAGATGATTTCTTTATAACATCAATAACTTTTGCAAAGCCCATTTCAGATGGATCTTTATCTTTCAATCGTATTAATTGAACATCGATTCCATTTCTCATAAGAACATCTGTCATCTTTATCGAATCCCAATACGCATCACTATCTAATAATATATATATAGTTTTAACCTGTTTTTCGTATATTTTTTTCATTAATTTTTTTGGTATTGTTTTTCCGAATAATGGAATAGCATTTCTCTTAACTGCTATAGCATCAAACACACCCTCACATAATATCAAAGGTTCATCCCAATTTATAAATAACTCGAAACCAATCACATCTTTACTAATAGGCGGATTCTTATATTTCATCCCATCTTTATAAATACTTCTACCTACGAAGTAATTCAATTCACCGTTAGCATCATAGCTTGGTATTATCACTCTGTTGGAATACAAACCTTCGCTACAGTATCCAATACCATATCTGATAACATCTGCTTTACCCATACCACGGTTCTGTAGATACACCCACGAATGCTTTTGTATTATACCACCACCGTTTTCCCACATTGGTTTAAACTCTTTTGGAAGCCTCAATATCTGCTTTTTGTTGGAAGTCTGTGATGATAGTGATTTAGAGGGTTTACCTACTATATCACCTAATTCTGTGAATTGTTCCCTACTGGCTTTTAATCTTTTGAATAATTGAAAGAGATTGTGTCCACCTTGATTACTAACCCAACAATGCCATTTGCCTGTTTTTATATTAATCTGTAGTTTTGGTTTATG